AATGTTTCTACTTTCATAATTACCTCCAATTATGATTAATTAATTTATTATTTAAATATATATTAATTGAATTATTTCAATTTTTCAATACTTTTTATTAATTATTTTCAAAATTCTTGAAATATTGAAAATATCCCTTTTTAAACTTAAAATGGTGAATCCTTCATGTGCGTGTGTGTGAAAGGCTAGAGTACATCAAACAAGCGTTTAAAAATGTATTTGATACTTTAACTAGTGTACACAAATTAAAAGCTCTTAAAAACGTTTCATTATTTATCTTATTCATGAAATTTGATTTTCAAAATTTGTATCTTGTGTACAGAAGTCCCAACAAAAAGCACCGATACACTTAAGCTGACATCTCATCTATATATGTAACTGTGTAAGCGTTGAAATATCCCCCAAGAGTTATAAACGTACTATGTAAAAGCTGCGTGGCACTTTTATACACCCCCTAAAGGGGGGTGTAAAATGCCATGCTATACAAGGGGTAGAGATTGTTAAGAGAAGGGGTGTATAATGTGTTTCATGGCAAATAAAAAGGGTTATGCGTTTACAGAGAATAAGGTTTTGAAGGCAATTCCTTGTTGGCATGAATGGACAAGGCAATTGAGGAGGATTTATTTATCTCTTCCGGCTTTTGGTTCTTCTGAAGCTGCTATTGAGGAGATATGTGATGAGTTGGGGTTTAATTATGAGAAGGTATGTCAAAAGATTATTTCTACTCCTAGTTTTAAAAGGTTTCTTGATATGTACAGGAAGGAAAAAGATTACCCGAAGGTAAATGACAGGGATGATGGGAAGTATGAGCATAGGGTAAAGCATGAGGAGATAAAAAAGGTTTATGGACAGTATTCGGATATTATTAAGTATTTCCATATGGAGGATTTGAAGGCACAGAACAAGGGTGCTGATTTTGCAATGAGGGTAATTGAGCAAAGAAATTTAGTTGAGATGAATATGCCTGATGTTGATGAAGAAAAGGTAAAGTCTAATGGTTCAGGAGTGGTGAAGTTATTTGAAACAACGTAGTGTTTTTGATTTTTATCCATGGCAACAGAAAATGGTGGACTCTAGTTCAAAGATTAAATGGGTTCAAGCTGGAAGGCGTGCTGGAAAAACTAGGTCTGCACTTATGGAAGCAATGTCTGCTATACAGGATATTGCAGGAAAGCCTGTAATATTGCCTAATAGTGACCAGAAACTTTCAGCAGAACAGGCAGGACTTGTTCCCCCTATTCATGTTTGGACTGTTGCTCCTACAAGAGCACAGATGTTACAGGTATGGAATGAAATGCAGGCGTTTATTCCTGAAGAAGTTGTAAGGAAAACTAGGAGAAAAGGACAAGCAGGTGGTCGTGGTGGTGGTTTTAAACAGGATGATTTACACGTTTGGCTTGATTTAAAAAATATAGATGGAACGGATGAAGGATTATTTAGAAAATCAGTATTTTGGGAACTTAAATCAGCAGATAATCCAGATTCATTACAGACTGTAGGACTGGATTTTTTACATATAGCAGAAGCACAGGATATAAAAGAAGCAGCATGGAGTAAGGTGAGACCAACTTTAAATTCTCCCGGTAGGCTTGGAAGAGCCATAGTAGAAGGTATTCCTCCCGAATCAAGCCAACATTGGTTTGCACGCAATTGTAAAATTGCAAGAGAAAAACCTACAAAAAGGCGTGAATACTTTCACGCTACTACGTTTGATAATCCTCATCTTACTCCTGAAGATAAAGAAGAGATTGAAGATGAAAAACAAGCTCTTACTGAAGGTATATGGGAAAGATTTTATCTTGCTAAGCAGCCTGAAGGTGCTGGAAACTTTTTTAGAAATATAACTTCTGCTATATCCAAAGGAGCAGTTGAACTGGCTAGACCTGTGTCAGGAAGACATTATGTTGCAGGTCTTGACCTTGGAAGAACAAATGATCCAACAGTAATGATTGTTAAAGACAGGCAAAGTAGAGAATCAGTAACTGCTGTTGAGTTAAAGAAAACCGACTGGTCTTTACAGGTTGAAACAATTAAGTCTTTAAGTGTAAGATGGAACATTGAGGAAATATATATGGATTCAACAGGTCTTGGTGGTAAATTTGGTGAAGATGTGCTTTACAGAGAACTTATGGATGAGTCTGTTCCAGTAATTGGATATAATTTTACTCAAGGTAAAAAATACCAGTTATTTTTGGATTACGCCATATCTTTGGAAAAAGAAACTGTATCTTTTCCACAATCTTGGGTAAAGTTAATTAGTCAACTTGAAGATATTGCACATAGAGAAAGTGCAAATAGAGGACATCAGTTTTATACTGTATCAGGAAATCACGATGACTGGGTTGATGCAGAATGTTTAGCATTAATGGCTTGTGATCCTGCATTAGAAGGAATTACTGGAGAACGAATAGTTCCTAATTCCATTTCAGGAATAAAACCTTTAAACTCAAATAATATTTATAATTCTAGAAATTCAAGATTACAAAAAATAAAAAGAAAAAGAAGAGAACAACAACTTCAGGAACTTGGATTAACTCCTGAAGAATTTGTATCAGGAGCAAAATGGTAACTAACTATACACCTTCAACTGATTACGTTGAAGACCCAAAAGAAGATATTAGAAGAGAAGCTGCCAGTCCTATAAATGAACCTGATATTTCAATTGACTGGGTAAAAACAAAACTTTCTGAAAGTAAAATTAACTTTCAAACATTCTACGATAACTGCAATGAGTCTGAAGACTTTTACTTAAATCGTTATGATTTTTCGATACCCGAAACAGGAACAATGCTTAGACTTGGAACAGCACAGTCTGTTGTAAATTCACTTGTTGCTCACGTTACACCACAATTTATTGATATTTCAGTTCCCCCACCGGGAGCAAGAGGTCAGGCAAGAGCAGAAAATATTGAAAAGTTTCTTCGTGGTGCAAATCATATGCTTGAACAATTTACTCCTACAAGAAGAGAAATTGCAAAACATATGGCACTTTATGGAATAGCATTTGAAAAAACTGAATTTGCTGCAAATAGATGGCAGGAATTTCCAGAACCACCAATGGATGATTCTGGAGTTGCTGAGTATAAAAAGAAACTTAATGAAATACTTGAAAATAGAAATATATCATTTCCAATTCAATCAACAGCAGTAAATCCTAAAATGATGATTTGGGATGTAAATAATAATTCAAACCCAAGATGGGTTATACATTTTTATGAAATAGATGCACAATGGGTATCTGCTCACTTTCCAAATTGGAAAGGAAAGTTAACAGGAGATGTTGAATTTGTTGAAGTATGGACTCACTCACAAGTAGCCTATATGGCTGATGGAAAATGGGCTCTTCCACCAAAAAAACATGGATGTGGAATGTTGCCTTTTACTATTTATCATCCAAATACAGGTTTATCAACAGAAGGGAATAAGCCAGAAGATTTATACAGAGGTATTCTGCACGGAAACTTTGACATGATGAGAGCAGAATCAAGACTTGCTTCACAATATCTTGATATTGTTGCTCAAAGTGCTTGGCAAACTAAAGATTTTACTGGACCACCGGGAATTACCGAACAGGTTATGGAAATGTACGAAGAAACTCCGGGTGCAAAAAACTTTGTTCCACAGAATGTAGATATAAATCCATCTAAAGTTGTCGAACCACCTACTTCTATTCAAATGGCACAACAAATGATGAGTCAATCAATTGAAGCAAATACTGCTCCAGCAGTTGTTCGTGGAGAAAGACCACAAGGTGCAGCAAGTGGATATCATACAGCAGTATTGGCTGGAATTGCAGCATTAAATTTTGGTCCATATGTTGAAGCATCTCAAAGAGGTCTGCAAAATAGAAATTCAATAATATTGAATATTGTTGAAAATGTAATTAAGGATAAAGTGACTGTATTTGGAAAAACTGAAGCAGGAGCACTTGATGCTGTAATAAGACCAAACGATATAAGAGGTCACACAATTAATATGGTTCAACTTACCCCAACTTCCCCTGAAGAACAAGAAAGAAAATTAAATCTTTGGAATCAGTTATGGCAATCAGGATTTACAGACCACGATACAGCTTTAAGAAAAGCAGGAGTATCAAATGCCTTTGAAGTTAAATCAAAAATACTTGCAGAACAATTTTTAAATTCTGAAACAGTTCAAGCTGCACTTCAACAAGTTGCTGCTGAAAGAGTTCCATTATTACAACAAATAGTTGAAGCAGCAGGTACTGGTGGAGCAAATCAACAACAAGCTAGTGATATTGCACAAAGTATAATGAATCAACAACCTAATGCTGGACAATTTTCAGGAGTAAATCAACCACCTAGAACACTTGCATCTGAAAGACAAAGAGTAGATACTAATACAAGACCAGTGATTCCGGGAAGTTTAAGAGAACAAGATTTAGTGGCTAGAGAAATATCTTCTCCTGCAAGAACA